AGGACATCCGGATAAAGTAGCAGATGCTATTAGTGATGCTATTTTAGACCTAGTTATGGTACACGAAGATCCAAGTATGCGGGTTGCTTGCGAAACTTTAGTTACTACTAATCGTGTTGTACTTGCAGGAGAGTATAAAAATGTTGCCCTACACAATGCGCAGATCGATAGTGCTGTAAGAAAAGTTATCAAAAATATTGGCTACGAACAAGAAGGATTTGATTGGCGTACAGTTGAGATCACTAACTTATTACATGCACAAAGCGCAGACATTGCACTCGGTACTGATAACTTCGGAGCAGGCGATCAAGGACTGATGTTTGGGCACGCTACTAAAGAAACTCCGAACTATATGCCTGCGGCGATTTATTACAGCCATAAGATTATGGAATATTTGACAACAATGCGTAAAGGTGGGCAAACTTGGTTAGGTCCAGATGCTAAAGCACAGGTAACATTAAATTACATTGGTAATAAAGCTCGTTATGCTACTAAGATTGTATGTTCAACTCAGCATAGTCAAGGTGTAGAAGTTGAAGAGCTACGTCCTGTAATTGAAACTTATATTAGAGAGTGTGTTCCGGAGATTATCACAGATGCTACCGAATTTCTTATCAATCCTACTGGTCGTTTTGTCATTGGTGGGCCCGACGGTGATACTGGCCTCACCGGACGAAAAATTATCGTGGATACCTACGGTGGCAGTTGTCCTCATGGTGGCGGTGCTTTTAGCGGCAAAGATCCTACAAAAGTTGATCGTAGTGCCGCTTATATGGCTAGGTACTTGGCTAAGAACATTGTAGCCAGCGGTCGCGCAAATGTAGCAACTGTTCAATTAAGCTATGCTATTGGTGTTGCTGATCCAATGAGTGTGTACATTGACTGCGATGGAAATTGCGAAGGCATTAGAGATTGGATAATTAAACATGTTGATCTAACTCCAAAGGGTATTATAGATAGATTTAATATGTTTCGTCCTATCTATAGTCAAACTACTAACTACGGACACTTTGGCAAAGATTTTTTGCCTTGGGAAGCTGTAGATTTATTTAAGGTGTAATATGAATATTATTCAAACATTATTTGAAAAAGTTACGGGCATTGATAAGATACGTGCTAAAGCGGCTGCAGAAGCAGAAGCGGCTATTCAATTAGCCCTAGAAGCACAAGCTGAGGCAAAAGCATCTTCATTAGCAGCAGAAGAAGCAAAGGCAGAAGAAGTCGCAGCAAAAGAAGCAGAGCGTATTGCTAAATTAACGCCAAAAGAACTTGCTACAGAAAAGAAAGAGCCTTACATTGCAGTATTAGATACCAAAGTAAATCCAGAGAATCCTCGTAATGGATTTTTTGAGCTTGATTGGAATGAATATTTTATCATGCAATTGAAAGAAGCAGGCTATTATGGTGAAACAGATGAAGAACTAGCAGATCGTTGGTTCCAAGATTTGTGTCGCAATATTGGTGCAGAATCAGGTGTAGATATGGATCGTAGAGGTGCAGGATACATTAATGTAAATGATTTAGGTAATGGTAAGTCAGAGATTAGTTAATGTCAAGATTAACAGAGTGGCTCTACGGTATTCAACAACTAGGTTTACAAATTGATACAGTATATGATATTGGTGCCTGCGTAGGCAACTGGAGCCGCGAGATACAAGATAAAGTTTGCCCCAATGCAGACTTTATCCTGTTTGAAGCTAACCCTGCATATAATGAAATTTTATCTAATAGCAAATTCCGCTATTTCAATACAGTCCTAAGCAATCCCGGTAGAGAGTTTGTCGAATTCTACAATGGAACAAACACCGGCGATAGTTACTATAAAGAAAATACCACAACATACGACAATCAAACAACTGTTAGATTGCTCTGCTCCACACTTGATGCTATAATAAATGAATACAACCTGCCAATTCCTAATCTTATTAAACTTGATACACAAGGTTCTGAATTAGATATTTTAGCAGGGGCTGAATCTATTGTAGATAAAGTAGATTTAATGTATGTAGAATGTCCAATTATAAACTATAATATTGGAGCACCTAGCATACAAGATTATTTAGATTACTTTAAGAACAAAGAGTTTGTGCCAGTTGATTTACTTGAAACGCATCAAAACGAGAATATACTATTACAAGTTGATATTATGTTTATGAAAAGAGAAACCAAAGAAAGGATCTTAACTCCAACCCGTCAGGTAAGGATTTAATACAATATGACATTCATTTTAGTAGACACAGCAAATACATTCTTTCGAGCAAGACATGTAGTACGTGGAGACAATAGCGAAAAGGTAGGAATGAGTTTACAGATTATTTTAAACTCAGTACGCAAAGCATGGAAAGACTTTAACGGCACTCATGTTATTTTCTTCCTAGAAGGCCGCAGTTGGCGCAAGGATCATTATCCTCCCTACAAAAGACAACGTACAGAAGCTCGCGCAGCTCAAAGTCCAAGTGAACAAGAAGAAGATCGTATCTTTTGGGAAACGTTTGATGAATTTAAAGCATTTGTTACAGAAAAAACTAACTGTACAGTATTACAGCATGAACAGCTTGAAGCAGATGATTTAATTGCAGGGTGGATTCAAAGCCACCCTAATGACAATCATGTTATTATTAGTACAGACGGTGACTTTGCTCAATTGATTGCACCTAATGTTCGTCAATATAACGGTGTTGCTGGTGTTACTATCACTCACGAAGGGTACTTTGACGACAAAGGCAAACCAGTAATTGATAAGAAAACTAAACTAGCCAAAGAGATTCCAAATCCAGAATGGTTGTTATTTGAAAAATGCATGCGTGGTGATACTAGCGATAATATCTTTAGTGCATATCCAGGTGTGCGCACAAAAGGTACTAAGAACAAAGTAGGGTTAATAGAAGCATTTGCAGACCGAGATAGTAAAGGTTGGGCGTGGAACAATTTAATGTTACAACGTTGGGTTGATCACGAAGGTGTAGAACATCGAGTGTTAGACGATTATCAACGTAATCAACTATTATGTGATCTAACAGCACAGCCCAAAGAGATTAGAAAATTAATCAAAGAAACAATCGAAACTGGCATAACTGCTGACAAAAATGTCAGCCAAGTAGGTATTAGATTATTAAAGTTCTGCGCAAGTTATGATCTTGTTAAAGTATCAGAACAAGCGCAAAGCTATGCAGCCCCATTAAATGCGAGATATACACAATGAATACAACAGCAAAAGTGCTAGTTCCAAATAAAGTTTGGATATTAGAAAATCGTGGTGTTAAGCTAGGTACTTTGAACAAAGAAAAGAAAGGTTATGCTTTCTTTAGACAGGGTATGAAAGTAGAATTAACTGATATAAATGAGGTTAAAGCTCGATTTGGCGAAGAGTTATTTAAAGACAGCATCAATAGTCTTAAACCTAGCAAACCCGCTGATCCAAAATCAATATACGATTTTCCGTGTAGTAGCAAACCATTTAATCCTGTATACAATGTAAAGAATAGATTACCTATCTATGCCAAAAGTAGCAAAAGCAAGAGCTTGTACTGTGCGGGATATTATGTTATTCAGTTTCGTAAAGGATGGGTTAAATCATTCTGCCCAAAATTGATCACATTAGAACGCTATCCATACCAAGGTCCTTTCAAAACTGAACAAGAAATGAAGACCGTACTTAACCAGGTGAACAAACTATGAAACAATTAAACACATTGCCCATCGAACAATTCCTAGACAAAGCTAAGATTGCCATTAAGAGCAATCAAAAGCACCTTACTCTGGATATCAAAGAAGTACAAGCATTAAATGACAGTCTTGCTGTAGCAATGACCCGCATTGCTGGTCAACTTGATGCTCAGCTACAGGCCGCTAGCACATTACCTGACACAATTTCTGTCAATGTAGACGGTGGGGGATTTTGAGTTATATGCTGCTAAATACACGAGCACTATCGTTAAGTGCTACGGAGTCGTTTGTGAGCAGGCCAAAACCCAATATATTGTTAGAAATAACAAACAAAAAGACTTATAAAACTGAACAGGTTTTAGAAGCTGATGCCATTTGGGCTGTTTTCTATAAAGGTAAACCAGTTAATTTGAAAACTAGTTCAATTGTAGCACAGCAACTAGGTCCTAAATATAAGAAAGTATCATTTAGCAACAGCGGGCATGCACTTAATCTTGCAGAAAAATTAAACAAATTGTATAACTGTAATGATTTTGCTGTGTATAAACTAACTACCGGTGAACAATTATCCTAAATGGATACCAAAACTCTTCTAACTAAACAATTCCTTAAAGAATTAGGCTGGCCAGGCGAACCAATTGATGTAGAAAAAGCGTTACATACCTGGTGGCGTAATCCAAGATTAGGTGAAAGAAGTTTTGGATTAACACCTATAGGGTTTGAATTATTATCAGAAAGCATTAAGCTCAAATTCTATAAAATAGATATCCCAGATAACACCAGTATCACTAATCAAATAACTATTTGGATGGACAAATACATCGATTGTCCGTATTATCTAGACAAAAAATCCATTTATGTAAGCCGAGAAAAGGTTGCTGTACAACTGATCTTATTCAGCGGCGACTTATATAAGTTTGGAAAATCTAAAGAAATATCTCGAAAAAGCGCAGAATCAGCTTGACATAGACCCCGTTTTGTCATATAATATGTTTGTAGGTTACACATACACACTTAATTATGCAGAAAGGTTAGAAAATGGCAGAGAAGATTTCAGCAAATCGTACAGTTAGCCCCAATGAAGCAAAGAAGAGCATTCGCAAATGCGTTAAGGTTAAACGTCCAGTATTCTTGTGGGGTGCTCCAGGTATTGGTAAATCAGATATCGTTAAACAAATCGGCGATGAACAAAATCGCGAAGTAGTTGACGTTCGTTTATCACTTTGGGAACCAACTGACATCAAAGGTATTCCGTATTACAACAGCGACATGGGTACAATGACTTGGGCTCCTCCAAGCGAATTACCTACTGATGCAGATAGCACAGCTATCTTGTTCTTAGATGAATTAAATTCAGCAGCACCTGCAACACAGGCTGCGGCTTACCAATTGATTCTTAACCGTCGTGTTGGTACTTATAAGTTACCAGATGGTGTTTCAATTGTAGCGGCAGGTAACCGTGAAACAGATAAAGGTGTTACATATCGCATGCCAGCACCGTTGGCTAATCGTTTCTTGCACTTAGAACTACGTACAGACTACGAAGATTGGTTAGGTTGGGCACTTGACAATAAAGTGCATGAACAAGTTGTTGGTTATTTGGGCTTTGCAAAACAAGACTTATACGACTTTGATCCACGCAGTTCAAGTCGTGCTTTTGCTACACCACGTTCATGGTCATTTGTAAGTGAGTTGTTAAAAGATGACGACTTAGATGACGGTACATTAACAGACTTAGTAGCAGGTGCAGTCGGTGAAGGTCTAGCAGTTAAGTTTATGGCACACCGCAAGGTAGCTAAACAAATGCCAAACCCAACAGACATTCTAATGGGTAAAGTAGGTAAGACTTCTATCAAAGAAGTATCAGCTATGTACTCATTGAGCATTTCAATGTGTTATGAATTACAAGAAGCTGATAAGAAACGTGCTGCCAACTGGAACGAAATGGCAGATAATTTCTTCCGCTTTATGATGGATAACTTCCCAACAGAGTTAACTGTTATGGGTGCTAAGATTGCACTTACTAACTATAACTTACCGTTTGATGCAAGCAAGTTGAAAAACTTCGACGAATTCCACGATAAGTTTGGTAAGTACATTATCCAAGCAATGGAAGGGTAATAAAGCAAATAAAAGGCCCTACGGGGCCTTTTTTCACTTGTGTTATGGTAAAGAAGAGTGTATAATATATACATATTAAACAGAAAGGTATATTATGTCAGTAATGAAAGCAGAAAAAGTTAAGAAGCCAACAAAGACACGTGAGTATTCACCTGCTGAAAAGAACAAGATTATTGAAAAACTTGTAACTGCTCGGGTTGGGTTGCTATTACGACATCCTTTCTTTGGCAATATGGCTACACGTATGCAATTAATTGATGCAAGTGATTGGTGTAGTACACTTGCTACAGATGGTCGCAACTTCTATTATAACAACGACTTTGTCAGCAAATTAAAGCCTAAAGAAGCAGAGTTCGGATTTGCACACGAAGTATTACATAACGTGTTTGACCATATGGGTCGTAAAGGTGACCGTGATCATCAATTGTCAAACATTGCCGCAGACTATGCTGTAAATCAAATTCTTAAAGATGAACGCATCGGTGAAGTTCCTAACTGGATCAAAATTTTCCAAGACAATAAGTATCGTGGTATGAGCTACGAACAAATTTATGACGACTTGTATCAAAATGCCGAAAAGATCGACATTAGTTCGTTAGGCGAGATGTTAGACGAGCATTTAGATGACGGCGAAGGTGAAGACGGTCAAGGCAACGGCGGCGACCAAGAAGGTAAGAGCGGTCGTCCTAAACTAACAGCAGAAGAAAAGAAAGCTATCCGCGATGAAATCAAAGAAGCTATGGTAGCGGCTGCTCAAAGTGCAGGTGCTGGTAAATTGCCAGCAGGTATCCGCAGATTAATTACAGACTTTACAGAACCGCAAATGGACTGGCGTGAATTGTTACGTATGAATATCCAAAGCATTATGAAAAGTAACTTTAGTTTTAGTCGTCCAAATCGTAAGAGCCAACATTCAGGTGCTGTATTACCAGGCATGACTAACGAAGAAACTATTGATGTAAGCGTAGCAATTGATATGTCAGGTAGTATCAGCGATAAGATGGCTAAAGACTTCTTAAGCGAAGTTAAAGGCATCATGGATGAATACGTTGACTTTAAATTAGACTTATGGTGTTTTGATACACAAGTTTACAACTATGCTAAATTCTCAGGCGATACTGCTGACGAAATTATGTCATACGAAGTTAAAGGTGGTGGTGGTACAGACTTCGATGCAAACTACGAGTTTATGAAAGAAAACGAAATTGAGCCAAAACGCTTTATTATGTTTACTGATGGATATCCGGCCGGATCTTGGGGGGACGAAAACTATTGCGAATCACTATTTGTTATTCACGGTAATGATTCAATTATTCCACCGTTTGGGCAGGTTGCGTATTATAAGTGATTCCTAAACTGAAATCTTCATACAATTGTTCTTTGGACTTGTGAGAAGTTTTGCTTTTAGCATAGTTTTCTGTACAATGTACAAGACGAAGGTTAGTAATATCCGAGACAATATTAGCAGGTATAGAGTTTCGAAATCCGTCTGCTACACTATAGATATGATCAATATGCCATTCTCTACCTCGTAATCCTTGCGGATCTAACATACCTTTATGTCGATTGTACATTGTATCGGCATATTGATGACACCGATCTATATACTGTTTTAGAGTTAATCCCTCAACAGAATAATCTTTGTGGTTATGATATT